CAAGCCCGCTTCGGCGGGTTTTTTGTTGCCTGAGTGATCATGCAGCACCCCCAAATGCGCGCGCGGGCTGGTCGGTGGCAGAGCGATAAACCCCAATCAACCCACGTTTTCGCATGTTGCTCACACGCACCTCCACCGCTTGTTCGGTGCGACCCAGGATGGTTGCGATCACCTTGTTGCGGAATCTTCCATGCAGGCAGCGAATCACTGTTTCGTCTTCGTTGGTCCAGTGGGTCATGCTGTTGGCTCCAGTTGATCGCGGGTCAGGCCGCCCCACACGTCGAGCCCAAGTGCCTTGCGGTATACGTGGCGCTGCCCGGCTGTGATGCGTTTGCCGTTGGGCATGTGCCCGTTGTTTTCGATGTCGTTGCGATGGAGCTCACGAAGCGGGGCAAGGCGATCGATTGCGACAGGTACGCGCTTCATGCCATCCAGCACATGCTGCACGCGCTGGGGATCAGCCTGGGGCGCTGGCAGCGCCTTCTGCGGTGCGTCAGGCCTGCGGTTGCACAGAGCGATGAACTCCGGCAGCGTGGGCGGGTTCTCGGGCAAGTTGTCGAGGGCGTAGCGCAAGGCCTTGGGATTGCTTTGCAGGTGACCCAGGCGCTTCGCCCAGACGTTCTGGATGCTGCGGATGTGGTCGTGTGCATGCTGGGCAGGGTCTGCGCCTGGTGGGCACGGAGGCACCGGAAATTGGCGCTGCCACTTGCCCGCGTAGTTCGCGGCGAGCTCGGACCAGAGCGATTGCACCCAGGCGTCAGGGAGCGATGAGGCGCGATTCGACATCGACGGTCTCCGGTTGTTGGGGTGGATCGGACGGATCAAACGGGCCATAGACGCCGGTTGCGAAACCGTGGGCCAGCGAGTTGAGCTCGGCCTGCGTGGGCTGGCGCTGGGGCTGCTGCATCGAGCTCAGCACCCGGTCGACGTAGGCCGGCAGATAGGCGATCGATGTCGTGCTTTCGCTTCGGGCCTTGGTGATGGCCTGGCGCATCTGGGCGATCGACACCTTGCCGTTGACCCAGTGCTGGGCTACCGCGTTGAACTTTTTCCGGTCATGGACCGAGTAGGGGTCGCTGTGCAGGCCGGTTTCGGCTTCAAACCACTGCCGCCAGGCTTCGCAATTGGCAGGCACATCATCGGCGTGCGACTGCTTGGCCTCGCTCGCGAGAGACACCCTGTGATGACTCTCGGTATTGGTATTTGGTTGTGAATGTGAATGTGAATGTGACGGTCCATCGTTTTGCCATCCCTCTGAAGATGGCTCGGCTATGGCATTTGCCATAGCATTTGCCATGTCATTTGCTATCGTTTCGCCATCCTGTTTGCCAGCAGTCTTGCCCCACTTCTTGGCGGCCCCTGCCTTGCCTGCTTCGCTGCGTTTGCTGGAGACCATGCCTGCTTTTTGGCGCTCTTCCTCGGCGCGCTTCTGATGCAGGCGGCCATCGATCGACGTGAAAAGAGGCTTGATTTTTGGAGCGTGTTTTCTCCACTGCGCTACGCTCAGTTTTGTGATGGTCGCGAGCTCTTCTTCTTCATCGAGCGGAGGGCCGTTTCGCCAGTAATCCATGAGGAGCAACAGGTACGCGCCGTGCTGTTCCGTGGTCAACCTGGACGTGTCAGCGAGGTAGTCGCCGATGTACAGAGGCATCCACGTGTCGTTCTTTTTGGGCTTGCTCATGGTGCTTCACCCATTTCCTTGCGAATCTGCTCTTCCAGTCGCTCGTCAGCATCGCTGAGGGCTTTGATAAGGTCTTGAGCGAAGACAGGGTCGGCAAGGCTTTGGCCAAGCAAGCAAATAGTCTTGGTGTCGAGATAGGTCGACAGAGAGCGGCACGTGTTGCCGATGTTCGCTTCGTGGATGTTTGCGGGAAACAGTGGCGCGTAGTGGTGATCTGGCGAGTCATCGTTGAGACCAAGGAAGCCCACCACCAGGGCCATAGCCTCACGGACAGAAAACGGGCCCGCGATCGGGGCGTAGGCCAGAACCTCGCGAAACACATCGTCTGCGTGGTGTGTCTCTTGGTGGCACGTCTCGCACAAGGCTGCAAGCTCGGCAGATTCGTACTGCCAGGCCATCCGACCTTTGACGTACCGTTTATGGTGGACGTGCAGCGTTTGATCTTTCGCCCCGCACGCCTGACAAGACCATTCAGCCTTATCCAGCACCTCAAGACGCTTGCGCTGCCACAGAGGGTGGCGAAGCTGTTCGGAGTAGGTCATCTTGCTCAAGGCGCCACCCCCTCAAACCATGTAGGCCTGGCCATCAGATACGCGTGCTTGCGCTCCCATGTGCCGGCCGGTCGCGTGATGCGCAGCGGTTGCCCGTCATCCTCTTCGCGCGGCTCTGGCTTGACCTTGTCCGCATAGGCCGCGTCCAGCGAGAACTCCCGGGGCGACGTCATGGGCACGATGTAGAGCTGCTCCTTGGCGACCAGGCGCATGCAAACCATGCGGGCACCACGGGGGGTGATGCCGTGCAGTTTGGCCAGTGCAGCGATGGTCAGGGATCCGTGCTCGGCGATGGTGTCGAGCACGCGCGCCTCGCTCATGAGGCCGGCCTGGATTTGTGACTCGATGGTCATGCCACTGCCCTCACCTTCGTGTTGGCCTGCTGCTTCTCCAGCGCTTCGATGCGCTCGGCCATGGCTGCCAGGCTGCGTGTGGATTCGATGAACTGGCGGCGCAGTTCGTCGGCTTCGTCCTTTGGCTCGATGGGCTGCGGCTCGGCGTAGCTTAGGGAGAAGGCAACGAACTCGGCATAGGCGTGACAGCCCTTGTCGCGAGCCAAGCTGGCAATCAGGATGACCTGATCCGGCGTCAGGCGCTCGGCCTTGCCTTCATTTAGACAGTTCAGGAGGTGGCGCTGGGCTGCGTCCACAGTCTTCTCCGGCCATACCTTGTGGCCGACCTGCTTGGATCCGCCAGCGGCTTTCACGCATGCGATCAGGCAGTCATTGAGGGTTTCGAACTCGCTCATCTCGTACCTTCCGAAACTTTCGGAACCGTTCGGAATGACACCGAATGGGTAAAAAAAGAGACTGAAGGCATGCAACCTTCAGCCATACACAACTCACTTACCGCGCAGCAGCGCCCAACAGACAAGCCCGCTGAGTGCCATTGGCGCGAAGACGAACAAGACGATGGGCAGCACGGTGTCCATGGGTCAGGCTCCTGTAAATGGCGGGCACCCACAGCCGCAGGACAATGGAAGTCCTACCAACCCACCCACGAAAGGGGCGCCCATGGAAATCGAAAAAGCAATCACGTATGTGCACAACCATGTGCATTTGCTGGCCAAGGCCGAAAAAGACCCAGGGAAGAGTGCATCACTTGTTCGCATAGCTCACGGCCTCACTCAGTTGCAGGAGGCTCTTGTGAAGCTGGAGCAGCGCGTTCAATCGCTGGAGCAGCCTCAAAAGCCGTAACGGCGTTCACGGCATCGATCCATTCGCGCCGAATGCGCATGCGCACCACGCGGCGTGAAGCCGATTTGCGCGTGCGCTTCGGCTCGATGATTTGGCGAAGGATGTCGCGATGCACCGTGTCACCCATGCCCCACCTCCTGCTGCGTGGCGGCGGGCTGGGTGCCGATCAGTTCGGGCCAGATGCGCTGCCAGTCGTCCGGGCGCAAGTCACGGCGCGTGACGGTTCCTTCGGTGGCCTGCTCGATCTGGACGCATCGCTCAATCGGTATGGGGCGATCACCCTTTGCCCATTCGCTGATGGTTGGTTGCCGAACGCCGAGAAGCGAGGCCAGATGCGCCTGGCTTCCGACTGCTTTGATGGCTCGTTGGATTGCATTCATGCGGCACAGTATAGGCATTACCGATGCTCGCCGCAAGTGCATTGCCTATGATAGGCATCGCCTGTTGAAATAAAGCCATGCTTACAGGCAAAGAACTCGGCGATGCGCTCAAGAGCGCGATGGCCGAAAAGGGCGTGAATTATGGCGCCAAAGATGTAACAATCAAACAAACATCGGCATTGCCTATTGACTAAGTATTGGCATTGCCTATACTAAATCCCATCAACACACCAAGAGGTGCACACGATGGGAATGCAGATCACACGCGACATGCTCACAAGCTGGGAAGCCTGCGACTCGGTCATGCAATGGTTCGAAGCCAACTATCCAGAGGGCTCGGGCGACTACCAAAACATCCTCAACAAGCTGGCGGCTGATGATCGCGCAAGCGATGCTTGCTGGCTGATGGACCACGCTGGTGCCGATGATTCGGTGATCGAGATCGAAGCCATCGCTGACACAAAGCACTTCTTTGCTGCCGGTCAGTTGATCATCAAGGTTGGCGCTGTCTTGACTGGGATGCTGCGCGCTGGCTCGGGCATCAAGGCTGGCTCGGGCATCAAGGCTGGTGAGGGCATCGAGGCTGGCTGGGGCATCAAGGCTGGCTCGGGCATCAAGGCTGGCTCGGGCATCAAGGCTGGTGAGGGCATCAAGGCTGGCTCGGGCATCAAGGCTGGCTCGGGCATCAAGGCTGGCTGGGGCATCAAGGCTGGCTCGGGCATCAAGGCTGGCTGGGGCATCGAGGCTGGCTGGGGCATCAAGGCTGGCTCGGGCATCGAGGCTGGCTGGGGCATCAAGGCTGGTGAGGGCATCAAGGCTGGTGAGGGCTGGGCCGTCTTTGCAGGCCTGCATATCAAAACCACGAGCTGGTCGCTTTGCGCCAAGGTTAGCGCCAAGAGCAAGCCTGACAACTTGTTTGGCGGCTATTGGGTTGATCCTGCCTCCGAACAGAAGGAGGCCGCGTGATGGGAACCGCAGAACTCCACTACCTGCCGCGCGCTGACCGCCTGCTGACTGCTGGCGAGCGCTTCGAGGATCTGAAGGAAGAGCTAGCGCACGACATGCGCAACGCTCTGAAGGGCCTGCAAAGCTGGGTCACCACCACGGTGACGGTGCAGGGCCTGACCCGCGAATTCGAGGTGGCCCAGGCCGCTCCTGAAGCCGTGCAGATCACGCTGGACCAGTACGACGCCGTGCAGGACGCGCTCAAGGTCATGCTGGACGAGTCGCGCTGCCTCCTGGTTGCTGCGCTGCGCCAGCGTCTGAGCGCCTTCATGTTCCGCGAACTGGGCGAGTCGGTCCTGTCCGCGCTGGACAACCAGATGAACGCCACCTGCTTCATGCACGTGCTGCGCTCTGCCCACTGCCCCAAGGTCGATGCGCTGCGTGACGCCATCGTGGCGGCCTACGTGGATGGCAATGCTGAGAAGGTCTTCGGCGCGCGGGGTGTGCGATGAGCGGCGCCGAACGCACCTTCCTGGCCATCAGCGTGGCCATGACCTTCCTGGCTTGCGGTGTGGCTCAGGCCACCTGCAAAGACGACATGCAGTTCCGCCGCGACAAGCAGGAGCATTTCCTGGGCTCCGGCGTGATCTCCGGCGTGGTCGCTCATGCCACCGACAGCAAGACGGCGGGCTTTGTGACCTCTGCCGTGGTCGGTGCCGCCATCGAGATCAGCGACAGCAAGCGCGACAAGTGCGGCTCATGGCAGGACTTTGCGTATGACCTACTGGGCAACCTGGCCGGGCTGGGTACGCATCACGTCTTCATCGGTCCTAACCGGATCTGGTTCAGGAAGGAGTTTTGATCATGGAAGACGAAACCATCGAAGACGTGCGTGCAGCGTATGCCCTGCTTCACCGAGACATGGCCGCGCTTCGGGCTAAGGCTGATGCGTTGTTCATTGCTTTGGACGAAATGCTTGACGACATTGGCCGCGCCAACAGCCTGCCAAGCGCAATCAAGGCCCGCGCCGCCATTGCCAACTACACAGGAGCCTGACATGTGCATGACAGAGCAATCCGAGCTTTCCTACAAGGCCGTTGACGAAACAGCCGAATGGGGCGTCACGCACCTGCGCCAGCCGCGCCGCGACAACGTGATCCCGACGCCGACCAAGCCCGTGCACGAACTGCAGGCCCACGTCGAAGCCGATCCCGAGGCCAGTCTGCTGCGTGACTTCCTCGTCATGTGGTCCGGGATCGACTGGTTCTGGACGATCACCGGCATCTTCGCCTTCCTGGGTGGCGTGCTGACCATCGTCGCCGGCATGTTGGCCCTGGCCACGCTGCTGGGTCACCCCGACGTGCTGCCCCGCGTGCTTGCCGTGATCGGGGTGGCGCTGTGAACATGCAGACACCTATCGGCCTGATCCACGACTTGCCGATCAACGAATACCACGCTGGTCCCGGCATCAGCAAAACAGGCCTGGATGCCATGGCGCGCGCTCCGTCTATCTTCCACGCGCTGCACATGAACCCCAAGCGCCCAGCACGTGAAGCGCGTGCCGGGCAACTGGAGGGCCATCTTGCCCACTGCGCAATCCTGGAGCCTGCCGAGTTCGCGCGCCGGTATGTCTCGGTGCCACCTGATGCGCCTCGCACACCGAGCTCCGCACAGTGGAAGGCCAAGAACCCGAGCCCTGAGAGTGTGAAGGCAATGGAGTGGTGGCGAAAGTTCAACGCGGACAACGACAACGCCACCGTGATCACCGACGAACAGCGCCAGGTTGCGCTGGCTCAAGCGGCCAGCGTTCGCAGCGATCCAGACATCGCCCGCTTGCTGTCCAAGGGGTGGGCCGAGGTTTCAGCCTACTGGCGCGATCAAGTGACCGGCGTGCTGTGTCGTTGCCGTCCTGACTGGGTGCACCCGGTTGACGACAAGCACGTCATCCTGGTGGACATCAAGACATGCGGCGATGCCGCTGAGCGCGACTTCTCTCGCCAGATCGCCCGCAAGAACTACCACGTGCAGGACCGGTTCTATTCGGACGGGTTCCAGATGGCCTCAGGCCTGCGTGTTGTGGACTTCGTTTTCGTTGCCGTTGAATCCGAGTGGCCCTATGCGACCGGCGCCTATCGCCTAGGCGAGGAAAGCCGCCTTGAGGGTTTCGGCATCTACCGGGATCTGCTGGACCTGTACGCGCATTGCCTGAAGACCGACACATGGCCAGGCATTCATAGCGGCATCAAGCAGATCGAAATCCCTGACTACGCCTTTACATCACAAGAAGTCGAGATCACCTATGCCTGACATTTCAGACCTCCGCAGCACCATCGTCCCAAAGTCCGACCAGCTCAACGCCGAGCAGCTGCTGACCGGCCCCATCACCATCACCGTGACAGAAGTCAGCACGGGCAACGATGAACAGCCCGTGTCGATCCACTACGAAGGCGAGAACGGCCGCCCCTACAAGCCATGCAAGACCATGCGCAAGGTGCTGATCCTTGCGTGGGGCGAAGACGGCCGCCAATGGGTGGGCAAGTCCATGACCCTGTTCTGTGATCCGTCTGTGCGCTTTGGTGGCGTGGATGTGGGCGGCATCCGTATCAGCCACCTGTCGCACATTGATCGCACCAAGGAACTGTCCTTGACCGCCACACGCGGCAAGAAGGCCAAACACGTGATCCAGCTGCTTGAGACGGGTCCGAGCCTGGACGAAGTGCTGGCAGCCATCAAGGCGGCCACCGGCAAAGAAGGCATGAACAAGGCCAAGGCACTGGCCGAGCGCCTGACCAGCCCCAGCGACATCGAGAGGGCGAAAGCGGCCTACGGTGCCAAGGCTGCCGAGCTCAAGAACAAGGCCGCCCCGCCCTCCTTCGCCGACCAGATCGCCGCAGCCAAGGATCTGCAGACCCTGCAAGCCATCGGCGAGGCCATGGACGCGCTGCCGGATAGCCCCGAGAAGGAAACCCTCACCCAAGCCCTTGTCGCCAAGGACAAGGAACTGGCCGGCCAGGCCTGAACGATTACCGGCCCCACATCTTCAACCCCGGTTGGAGCTGTTGGTTAGCACCAGGGGCCGACCTTTTCTCAACCAGCGACCACAACAGGACCAAGCATGAAGAAATTCGAATTGCCAGCACAGACCTATGTCTTGATCACCAAGGCCACGCCGCGAAAAGAACATCACGGCGACGACCTGGTGCAAGCCATCAGCCTGCGCATGTCGTGGACCACCACGAATGACAGCTTGCTCAAGCTGCACCCGAACCTGAAGGACGCGCTGTACTACAAGGTGCCGAACGTCGATCTGCAGGACACCATCGAAGGCCTGCCAGAGACCACGCCCAACCTGCGCGTGCCCACCATGGCCACGCCTTTGTCCGTCGATGCTGACTTCGCCGGCTACCAGCTGACCATTGATCACGGCATCGATGAGTCCACCGCGCTGCAGCTGTATCAGTGCAGCCTGGACAAGTTCAAGGTCGATCCCAAGGAAGGCGGCAGCGTCACCATCTCGTGGTCTCTGTCTTCGAACAAGCAGGTCACGCCCGAGCTCGTCGGCGCTCTGTGCGGCCTCGAAGGCGAAGAAGTCACGGTCGAACTGGTGGCACCTGTTGTTGCTGAAGGCGATGTGATCGACGGCACCCAGGCTGCATTCGATGCCGACCACCCTGATGCTGGCTCGCTGTTCGATGACCAGGCGCCGGCCATGGATGCCACCGAGGCCTTTGTGCGCTCTGGCCTGGACGAAGGTCTGGGCGCTGACGAAATGCCGCCCGGCACCGAGAACGAAGGCGAGCGCGCCGAACAGCGCGAAGAGGCTGCCAGCGCCTCACGCAAGCGCATGCAGAAGCACGGCGTGCACGCTCACCAGTAAGCAGTCCGGGCCGCCGCCAGCCGTAGTTAGAAGCAGGCGTTCATGGGCGTGCGGCTCACCCTTTCCAACCAACCAGCCCCGAAATGTCAAGACATGCAAACACTTGAAAAGCCACCCCTCAACGAGGGCGAGATCCACATCGCAGCGCTCACCGACGCCAATGGCGAGCTGTATCACCTCATCCTGCTGCCAGGCGACAACGACGACGCCACGCATGCCGCCCAACTCGAATGGGCCAAGAGCATCGGTGGCGATCTGCCCAGCCGCGTTGAGCAGGCCCTGCTGTGGGAGCGCGCACGCGACCAGTTCAAGAAGGACTGGTACTGGAGCAACGATACCCACCACAGCGAATCAGGCTGGGCTTGGTTTCAGAACTTCGGCCGCGGCTACCAGGACTGCAGCCGCAAGTACTTCGAGTCGCGCGCCCGCGCCGTCCGCAGATTGCCCATTTGATCCTCAGTCATTTCAACCACCTTACGAGGAACACCATGAGCCAGCACGACACACTGACACTTGAGCAGGCCTTGCGCGGTCTGCTTGCAACTGGTGGCGTAATCGCCGAAGCCAGCGACGGAGATCTGCAAGCAGCTATTGATGATCCACACGCTGAGGAAATCATCAAGGCGCAAGCAGCAGCCATTCTCAAAGCCCGCGCAGCCCTCAGCGCAACACAGCCAGTCCAGGCCGCTCAGTCCTCCGAGTCGCCATGTGCATGCTGGCCTGGGCGTATGTGCTCACGATCTGCTGAGTGTGCAGCCCAGGCCGCGCAGGGTGAGCCGGTGCCAGGTTTGGCGTCGTTGCTTGAGCGAATCCGCCCAGGTGTTGAGGCCGCGCCGTGGGTTGTCGATGCTTTGCAGAAACTCGCTGCACAGCCCGCAGTAGCGCAGGGTGCGGGTGAGGTGGTGACCTTGCAACAGCGCGTGCACCCGTGGCTCATGGCCTGCTTTGGGCCAGAGATCGCGGCAGACAGGCAGGAGCGAAACCACCGCTTCCTTGAAGAGGCCCTCGAACTGGTGCAGGCCTGCGGTTGCACCGCCAGTGAAGCCCATCAACTTGTTGACTACACGTTTGGGCGCCCACTTGGGGAAAAGAACCAAGAGGTTGGCGGCGTCATGATCACGCTCGCTGCACTGTGCCTGGCCAATGGCCTTGACATGCACGCCGCTGGTGAAACTGAACTCGCCCGCATCTGGACAATGGTTGAGAAGATTAGGGCCAAGCAAGCAGCAAAGCCGAAGCACTCACCGCTGCCACAGCATGTAGACACACAGCCCGCCGCTGGCGCTGATGTGCAGCCAATGGTGCCTTTGTCGATGCTCAGGCCTATCGCGGTAGAGGCCATCCGTGCAATCACAGGATGCCCTGACATCAGCAAGGGCGACAAGCGCCTGACGGATGAAATCGAATCGGTGGCGCTCGCAGCAATCGCAGCCAGCGGGAGGCAGCCATGAAAGTCATCGCAAAAGCCAGTGACAGCAAGTACATCTGCGAGGTGTCGCACGACGAGCTGGAGAAGTTTCTCAACCAGTACTACGGCAACCTTAGAAAACTGGATGTGGGCCGTGAAGTGAACCTCGGCCAGGGGTATGACTTCAGCGGTCGCATCGAGCAAGCGTGCAAGAACATGGCCGAAGCCATGAGGTCGTTCGACTCCGCCAGGAAAACCATGACGGATTTCGCTGTGGCAGTTGCTACTTCGTCAGCCAGCGGGAGGCAGGAGTGATGCGCTCACTCTTTGGCGTGCTTGATCCTGTCCCGTATCCATGCCGCACCACCAAGGCGCTTGCACTTCTCCCACTCATCGTCAGTCATGCGAACAGGACGACTCTTCATCGTCTCGCCTGTTTTGCTGACAGGCTTGCGGCCTTGGCCCCGGTCGTTTGGGGGGCGTTTTGTGTTTTCCATGCGCGAATGATAGCGCATCTACAAAAACTGTTGACGGCGATTGTTTGCGCATATACATTAACACCATTGAACAACGCAACAGATAGCGCACCATGGCCAACTTCAAATACTTCAGCGACATCAATGGCGAGACCTTCGAACTGGTCATCGTTAGCCAGATGCGCAACGAAGAGTTCGCCCGCCGCTTTCCTGGCACCACCGGAATTCGGGTTGACGGCTACTCCAAGCGTATCGGTTACGCAGCTGGCGCAACCCTTGACAGTCAGGCTCTTCCTATGACCCGAGCGATTGAAATGAAGCGATTCCCGACAAAGCACGAATGCAACGCCAAGTGCTTGAACGGAAAACACAACGGCGCTTGCGAATGCCAATGCGGCGGCAAAAACCACGGGCGCGGGATGTTCACAAGACTTCTGGAGGCTGCATGAGCCTTTCACTGAAATGCGCAGAGTGTGGAACCGATGCGGCTGATACGCCGCGTCTAGTGGCCTTCTCTAAGAGGCTGTTTCTCTGCATGGCATGCATCGACATTGCCCACGAGGTAGCTCACGAGCACGAGGGCACCGTAAAGATTGGCACCGCAGAACTAGAGGTTTTGCGCAGAAACTCATTCATCGGCGCCAATGCAGCCCATTGGGTGCAGCTTGTTCGACGCGCCGTGAATGAAGCTGATATGTGCCTTGCTGGCCCTGAGGCAATCCGTGATCACCTATCAAATCAAGGCACCAAAACACCATGACCACCACCCCACAAGCCGCGCTGCAAGGGCGCATGCACTGGCTGCGTGAAGAAACGAAGCGCATTTCAAATGTGACGCTAGCAGGAAACTTCACCAATCCAGAAGACCGGGCCTATTGGGCAGACAGGCTGAAGAAACTTACCGGCGAACTGTCTGCGCTTGAGAGCCAGACCACGCCAACGCGACTGATCAAGGACTGACATGGACCGCGCACAAATACAAGCAGAGTGGGACAAGTTCATCGAGTACCCAAGCGATGACAAGCGAATTGTGACGACAACATCGGCGCTTTTATTTGCCGAGCACATCGCCAAGCTCCAAGCCACGCAAG